GAAAGCCTATCAAGAGGCGAACCGCCCCTCTCCGGGAGCACAGGTAGACGTTGATGGAACGAATCAAACGCCAACTAATATGAGAAAGAAAGGCATGCGTAAAAGCATTCTTGCCGGGGAGAGCAACCAGATGGCTTATGATCCCAGCAGGCAGACCACACTCGGCTAGTTTTGACTGATACTCTAATGAACGGCAACAACCCCGAACTCGCAGACAGAGTCATTCAGCGTCATGCTGAACTCGTCCATCAGCGTGCGACTTGGGAGTCACTCTGGGAGGACATCGCGAAATATGTGATGCCTCGCAAGGCGTCGATGTTCACTCAGACGACATCGCCATCCACGGATGATGAGTCGCAGTTATTTGATGCGACTGCGGTGAGGGCGAACATGATCTTGGCCAATGGTCAACTGAGTTGGATGACCCCGCTCGAAAGCCGGTGGTTCTCACTGGAACCTCCAAAGTCGATGGAATCTGAGGACGAGGTCGAGCAATGGTTCAAGCGTTGCACCGAGGTCATGCAGGCCGAGCTGAGCCGATCCAATTTCTACACCGAGATTCACGAATTGTATTTGGATAGAGGATGCTTCGGGACCGCTGCCATCTTGGTCGAAGGCGGCAAGAACAACTCACTCAATTTTACCAAGCTCGACATGGGATCATTTGCGATCTCCGAAGATGACGAAGGGTATGTGGATACGCTCTCCCGCGAGTACGAAGTCACGGCTCGGCAGGCCGCGCTCAAATTCGGCGTGGAGAACCTCACCGAGGCGATGCGGAAGGATTTGGAGCGTCCCAACTCCAACAAGAAATTCACCTGCATCCACCTCATTTCTCCTCGCGGACCGGGTGAGATTGAGGATGGCAAGCGGGATGCAGAAAACAAACCCTATGGAAGCGTCTATGTCGAGAAGGCGACCAAGCACGTCTTCCTCAAGTCGGGCTTTGATGAGCAACCGTTCTTCGTTACCCGCTATTTGAAATGGAAGAACAGCGAGTGCTATGGCTACTCCCCTTCATGGACGGCGCTTCCAGAATGCAAGCAACTCAACTTCCTTGAGAAGCAACTCGATTCTCTGGCAGAGATTCACGCCTTCCCGCGCATCTTGATCCCTGCGGGGTTCGATGGCGACATCGACCTGCGTGCGGGCGGCGTGACGTATTTCGATCCCAACAACCCGCAGGCCACTCCGAAGGAATGGGGAACAGGCGGGCGCTACGACATCGGCGTCGAGCGGGCTGAGAGCAAGCGCAAGGCCATCAACGAAGCGTTCCATGTGGACCTCTTCCAGATGTTCGCTCAACTCCAGAAGCAGATGACCGCTCGCGAAGTTGCCGAGCGTGCGAGCGAAAAGCTCATCCAATTTTCACCGACCTTTGCACGACTGACGACCGAGCTATTCAATCCCATGCTGCGCCGGATATTCGCGATCCTTGCCCGTGCTGGCAAGTTCCCGCCGCCACCAGAGGCTTTCCAGCAGACCGGCATGGTTCCCGATCCAGAGGTCAACTACAACAGCCGGATCGCACTTGCGATCAAGTCGCTCGAAAACGCCGCCTTCATTCGCACCAGCGAGATGCTCCTGCCCTTTGCCAATCTTCGCCCGGAGATGCTGGACAACTTTGATTTCGACGAGATCACCCGTGACATGGCACGCAACGATGGCCTGCCTGCGCGTTGGCTTATGGATGAGGAAATGGTCGCACAGACCCGCGCCCAACGAGCGCAGGCCGCACAAGCACAAGCGCAGGCCGAGCAGATGGAACGTCAAGCCGCAGCCATCGGCAAGGTCGGTGGCGTGAAACAAGACTCGGCCATCGCTCAAATGCTCCCCGGTATGGCATGATGGCTCCCGAAGACAAATCTGCCGCCCTCAAGCGTGAGCGTGAGCGCCAGCGCCTCACCAACGCCTACCACCGTGTTTTCGATACGAAGGATGGCGCTCTCATCATTGCGGACATCAAGCATCAGTTCGCGACCGATTCGCAGGTCTTTCTACCCGGCTACGATTTCAATCCTGTGGTCGCCGCCCTTCGCGATGGACAGCGAGGAGTTCTCATTCACATCGAGACCATGCTTCGCCGCATTGTCATTGCCGATGGCGACATCGAAACACCCAAACGCAAGGTCATCAAAAAATGAGCAAGAAGAACACCGACATCCCACCCCGCCCCGATATGGACCCCATGCTCGGAGACAAGACCATTGAGCTAGTCGAATGGCTTCGCGACTACGCCCCAGAGGAATTCAAAACGACCTACGCCGGGCGTGAGACCCATCTCGGTTACCACCCCGAAGAGTAGTGGTGTTTTGACTGATACCTAATTTATGGAAGACACCACCGACGACACCTCCTCCGAGCAGAGTTTGCTCGACACAGGAGCCGACACCAACGCCGAAGCGCCTAGCGCAACGGAGACACCAACCGCAACCCAAGGCTACGTCAACCCGGACGGCACATTTGCCGATGGGTGGGCGAATAACCTCCCGGAGGATTCCGCCGCCTACAAGGACACTCTCAGCAAATACAAGAGCGTTCCCGACATGGCTAAGGCGCTCGCGAATGCGAATGCGCTCATCGGAAAAAAGCTCGGTGTGCCGAATGAAAAATCCTCACCCGAAGAGGTCGCGGCATTTCGTCGTTCGCTCGGCGTTCCCGATTCCATTGAAGAGTACAAGTTCGCTCCCGATGCGCTCCCAGAGGGCATGACATGGGATGACAACAACGTCAAAAACTACGCTGAGATCGCGCACAAGCACAACATCCCGCCCTCGGCGATGAAGGCGCTAGTGACCGAGCACGCGAAGATGGAGCACTTCAAAATGCAGGGCATGCAGGCGCAGATTGAGAAGCAGCATGTCGAGGCAGTCAACACCCTCAAGAAGGAGTGGGGAGGGGAGTTTGACAAGAACATCGGACTTGCAAAGCAGGCCGCGAAGCTCGCGGGAGTCAATGCAAACTCACAGGGATTTGCGGACCCCGAAGTCGTCCGTGGATTCGTTCGCATGGCTCAAATGATGAGCGAGGACAAGGTCGGACGCTCGATGAGTGGCTCAGAGTTTATGACCGGCTCGGCCCGCGCCAAGGACATCATGAGCAATCCCGACAATAGCTGGCACAAGCGGTACATGGAGGGCGACCGCGAGGCCGCGACTCTGGTGACCGGCCTGCTCAAGCAGGGATGACAATTTCGCGGGGTGGAGAAAAGGTATCTTGCAAGGCCCATACCCTTGAGTTCCGGGTTCGACTCCCGGCCCCGCAACATTTCTGAAAAATATGTTTTGACTGATACTCAATCGGGCTGAAACGTAAATCCGTCAGAGCAGACACCTCCTTGTTGAGCCTGCTCCCTAATTACCCGCCGCCGCTGACCCCATACAGGACACTCGGAAGCGAAGGGAGCAGAACAAATCCATCAGTTTCGACTGATACCAACCCAACTCAACCAAAGGAATAAAATGGCAAACTTAAATGGCGTTCTCACGAACATCCCCGATCACTACACAACCCAGTTCGACAGCAACTGGAAACACCTCGTTCAGCAGAAAAACAGCAAGCTGAAAGAATATGTCACGATTGATTCAATCGAGGGCAAAGAAAAATCCTACAATCAAATCGACGCCACCTCGATGACGCAGATCACGGATCGCTCACGCGACACCCGTATCTCCGATCAAGCGATGGCCAAGCGTTGGATTCGCCCGCAGCAATACGACTGCGCGAAACTCGTTGACGAGTTCGATGAGCAACTCCTCGGTGAGGTTGTCCTTCCGACATCCCCGATCATCCAATCGCATGCTCAAGCTTACGCTCGCACCTGCGACACGATCATCATCGGCGCTCTCGGCGGCACGGCCTTCACAGGCACGACCGGCACAACGGCCACCGTATTGCCAGCAGGCCAGAAGGTCGCTGTCAACTATGTGGAATCCGGCACTGCTGCCAACAGCGGACTCACTATCGCAAAGCTCCGTGCCGCGAAGTTCCTCTTTGACAGCAACGAAATTGACGAGGAAGAGGAGCGCATCATGGTGGTTTCGGCCAAACAACTTCAAGACCTGCTCCGCACGATTGAAGTCACAAGCCAAGACTACAACAGCGTTCGCGCTTTGGTTGACGGGGCTTTGAATACCTTCATGGGCTTCAAATTCCGCCGCAGCCAACTCCTAGTCAAAACTTCCACCGTTCGCTCCTGCTACGCCTACGTCAAGTCGGGCGTGATCTTGGCCGAGCGTGGACTCAAGACTCACATGGACGTCCGCACGGACCTCTCGCACTCCCTTCAAATCCGCTCCGTGGCCAGCCTCGCCGCTGTCCGCATGGAAGAGAAGAAGGTCGTCGAGATCGCTTGCGACGAAGCTTAAAAAAAGCACCCCGCTGGCAGACCGGGACAATGTCTGCCACCCACTTTTTAACTCTCTGTACCTGCCTCAATGACGGACGTTCAAATCTGCAACTTGGCCCTCGCTCGACTTGGTGATGCTCGTATCACCACGCTCGCTGATGCGACCGCACAGGCGCAGTATTGCACGCTCTTCTACGTTCAGACGGTCGCTGAACTCCAAGCCGAATTCGATTGGCAGTTCTGCCGCAAGCTAGTCAACCTCACCAGCAGCACGACCCCGCTCGGAGGTTACACTTTCCAGTACGCTCTCCCCAGCGACTACATCCGATCCATCCGCCTCGCCAACATCGACGAGAGCGAGAATTTCGGACAATGGGAAATCCTCGGTTCTTCCCTCCAAACCAATTTTGCCTCTCCCGTCACGTTGGATTACATCGCCAACATCGCGGATACCACCAAGTTCCCTGCGATCTTCACTGAGCTTCTTGGCGTTAAGCTCGCAGGCGTCCTTGCCATGCCACTCACTGGCAGCAAAGACCTCTTCAAGCAATGCATCGAGCTATATGGAGCGATGCTTCAAAAGCCTGCCTTCCTCCACGCGACCAAAATGACGGCATCGGCGCGGATCGCTTCTGTCTTGAGTGCCTCTGAAATCTGCCGACAAGCAATCATGCGTCTCGGAACCACAGACATTTTAACACAGACAGGCGGTCACCCGATTCTTTTTGCCACTTCTTTTTACGATCATTGCCTCGAAGAACTTCTTTCGGAAATCCCGTGGGCTTTTGCTAAGAAACAAGCCTCCATTGCAGCCAATGCGACCGCTCCGACCCAAGGCTACACAAGACGATACGCCATCCCAGCGGACTACATTCAACTTCTGCGAGTCAACAATATCGATACCTCCGACAACTTTGCTTTGTGGGAAATTGTGGGGGGGTTCATCCATACCGATCTCGCTTCTCCCATCATCATCGACTACACGGGCAATGTTTCCGATGTGTCGCTTTTCCCGGCTCCTTTCAGTGAGGCGCTCATCACTCGCCTCGCGGCCAAGATTGCTCTCCCTCTCACCGCCAAGGGCGATTTGGCTTCCGCCCTTGCCCAAGCTGCCTCTGAGACACTGACTCGGCCAAGCATTCAAATCCTTGCTGATAAATCCGCAAAGCCTCGCACCGGCACTGCTGCTAATACGATTTCCGAAATCTGCCGCCAAGCTCTACTTCGGGTCGGTAATATCGAAACCCTCAAAGCATTTGGGGAACCCATGGCCATTGCCACAAGCCTCTTAGATCAGACTCGCAACGAAGTGCTTTCCGACTTCGATTGGCAGTTCGCTCGATTTCAGTCTTCTCTTACGGCGGATGCCACTCCTCCAGCCTTCGGGTACACAACCCGCTACGCTTTACCCGTTGGCACTCTCAAGGTGCTTCGCGTCAATGGCGTGGACGAGGATGAAAACTTTGGAAACTGGGAACTCGTAGCGGGATACATCCACACCAATTTCCCAACTCCCATCAAGGTGGAGACAACGCAGATTGTCACAGACGCCAGCAAGTATCCGCCAGTCTTTGCCAACATGCTCACGGTCACTCTGGCCATTAAACTTTCGCAAATCATCGAATGAAATCCGAGGAACTATTCAAAGAACTCGCTTTCCTCGCAGGCAAGCCCTCTCTCAAGAATGCGGTCGAGGCCCGTGCCTCCTCGCGTCCATCCAGCGCACTCACCGAGGACGAACTCTGCCGCCAAGCGATTCTGCGGGTCGGCACTGCCGAGCAGTTCGGCCCCTCCTCGCAGGCGATGCTTCTTGCAAAGTCGCTCTACCCGCAGGTGCGCGATGCCCTGCTACTAGCCGGGTCGTGGACTTGGGCCATGAAGAGCGGGACCGTCATCGAGACTCTCCCTCGCCCGGAATACAAATGGTCCTACCGCTACGCGATCCCAGCCGACTGCTTGCGCGTTTTCCGAGTCAACGACTACGACTACTCCACCGGCGACTCCTCATGGGAAGTGGCTGGCAATTTCGTTCTGAGCAATGTGGATTCCGGCACGCCCGCTTGGGTCGTAGACCGATCCTACGAGGTCGGCAATGCCGTTTCCAATAACGGAGTCGTCTACCGATGCCTCGTTGCAGGCACGACCAAACAACCTGGCCTCACCATAGGATGGACAACCGACTGGGATGTCTGGTTAGGCAAGGCCATCACGCTGGAATACGTCCGCAAGGTCACCGATGTCACCCTCTTCGATTCCCTCTTCATCGACCTGCTCACGGCCAATCTCGCTTCCAAGCTGGCCATTCCGCTCACTGGCGATGCCAACAAGGCGCTCCTCCTTGCCAAGGACAGCGATTCCCTTGCCAAAAACCCCGCCATGCGCCGGGACTCGACCGAGCGCAAGGGTCGCATCAAGCCCGCTTGGATGTCATCCAAGCTTGTCTCCTCCCGCAACGGCGGCGATGGCATCGATGCCTCGCAGTCTTCGGGTGGTGGTCCTGCTGGAGGAGTCAGCTACCCCGCTCTTCATGTGACTCTCGGCAGTGTCCGCACCGTGACCGGCGCAGAACTCCCCTTTGTCACAAACACAGGCGCAAACGACACCGCTGTCTTCAACTTCGGTCTCCCGCAGGCAGGCGTCATCGACTCGGCCAAAAACACCTTGTACGGCAACGGGGTCGCCAAGACATTCGCGATCCTCGGCCTCAAGTCCAGCGACCCGAACCACGTCATCGTCTCCATCAACGGGGTCGTACAAGAACCGACCATCGACTACCTCGTCAATCAAGGCGCAGGCACGATCACGTTTTCCACGGCTATACCTAACCTAGCGAAGGTGGTCGTCGTCGTTCTCGGTCTCTATTCCGCCTCGCAGCGTGTTCCCGACCTCTACATCCACGCCTTCGCTACCAACACCGCTGCCACATTCAACTACTACGGCATGCTGCTCAACTCCGATGTCCCGGCAACGGGATCGCCCGCCGCAGTCGCCAAGTGGACGATCACCCGCTCCGCAGTGTCTAGCGCAGGATCGATCACCTCCAGCGCCGTGGCGACCAACGTGGCTTGGAATAACCGGGAGACATCGACCTACGCATGACAACGATCACCGATGCCAACCTAGCGCAGACACTCGATCTCAGTCAGATCGACCTCATCCTGCCCGAAATCGCGCAGTCCATCGTCGAATATCCGACCCGTGCCGACTTCCCAGAGATCGGTCGCTCGGCCCGACTCTACATCGACCTCGCCGAAGGGCAGACCTACCGCTGGCAGGAAACCACCTACGTCCTCCTCAATGCCCTCATCGACTGCGGACAATTCTAGTTACCCCCAAAACAACAACACAAACCCAACAAAACCAACACAATAAATCAAATGGCGAACCCAATCATCAAAATCAAACGGGGCAGTGGTCAGCCTCAAAGTCTGCAACTCTCTGAGTTGGCGTATGATACACTAAACAAGTCACTTTTCATCGGAACGGCAGAAGGCGTTCTTGCAATTGGTGGCGAAAACGTCTTTGCGAAAAAGACTTACGCAGATTCCGCGGTCAGCGCAGAAGCCTCGCTTCGCTCCGCAGCGGACTCGACACTCACCTCCAATTTAAATGCAGAAATTTCGCGTGCAACTGCCGCTGAAGGAGTAGTTTCTGCAAATTTGGCGACTGAGATCAGTGATAGAACCTCGGCAGTGTCCTCCGTGACATCCTCGCTGAATTCGGAAATCACCCGCGCCCAAGCCGCTGAAGGCACTCTCACATCGGCAGTCAGTGCCGAGGTTTCGCGTGCGTCCGCCGCTGAAGTGGCACTCGGAACTCGCATCGACAATGTGTTGAGCAATGTTGATGGCGCAGCCCTCGACTCCCTCACCGAAGTCGTCGCCGCCTTCCAAGCCGCCGATGGCACTATCAACGGAGCGATCACTAGCCTCGCCGCTAGCGCATCGAGCGCCCTCGCAGCCGAAGTGACCCGTGCGACAGGTGCGGAATCGACCCTCACGACTGCCGCAACGGCACTCGCCGGTAGAGTAACGACCGCAGAGTCGGACATCAATACCCTCGAAAGCGACCTCGCCGCAGAGGTGAGCGCCCGCACAAGTGCTGTATCTTCAGAGGCTTCCGCAAGGACTTCTGCCGATTCCGCTCTCGGAGTTCGCATCGACAACGTGGTGACTGCCGCAACTGCCCTCACATCACGGGTTACTGCCGCAGAGGCAGACATCCTCTCAGAGGCATCCACCCGTGCATCGGCAGTTTCTGCCGTATCGGCTCGCGTGAGCGCCCTTGAAAGCACCATCGACGGAGGCACTTACTAGTCCTTCCACCGCCTCCGGGGTTCGATCCCCCGGAGGCAACCCCATTCCATAATGGCAACCATCATACCCAAAA